AGGTTCCGGCTTACGAGCCACATTCTCTCCCGCCATCTTGCTGGTCCTTACTTCAACTCAGTGCAGTCGATGCCCTCGAAGCGAATTCGGAACTGACCGTCGTGCGTGTTCACGTCGATTGGTCCCTTGGTCCACGCATGATGCAGAACGTAGGTCGTGCCGTTGACCAGTTCCGCCGTCACCGTCGCGTCGATGACACCCTCAAGGAATTCGGTGGAGACTTCCGGCAGCGTGGAAACATCTCCCTCGATGTAGGGAACGCGCGGCAGTTCTTGGTAGCCGTGCACGTAGTCCTGTCCGGCGATGCCGGTGCGCTCGTAACGCGACGAGGACACCGTCAGATTTCCTTTGAGCGGGTACTGACTGCTATCCACCTTGAGATAGGCTGTGCCAGCGATGGGACCTTGGGGCATTGGCGTCTCCTGTTCAAAGCAAGGAGACGATTGTACGAGCCGCGCATGGGCGTGCAACGCGGCGTCGCCCGCACGTGGCGCGCACGAATGCTGCAACCGCTCAGACGATCAGACGATCCCGGAAGAAGCCATTGGGAAGCTCATCCTCAAGGAACGGCGCATCGGGGTAAAGCTCCTTGATGCAATCCGACAGGCACTTCGCCCGCGATGTCGCGCGTTGCCGCTGGAAGTCGCGCCAGATCATTTCGCCCATCAGCGCGCCGATCACCATCGCATCTGGATTGAAGTCAGCAAGGATAGAGAACTCGCCCGGCACATCCGCCAGTGGCGACAGATCGCCGACAACCTCAACGTCGAGATCGAGGTAAATTATTTTCCTCCGAAACCGCCATTGCGGCTCGAAGAGCACCATCTTTGCGCGCCATCCATCAAGGTTTGCGGCTGTGATGTCGATGAAGGTGACGCCGCTGCATCTATCGGTACGATCAGTCAGGCAGGCCATCTCGTACGGCAGTGGCAAATGTTGCTCGACTGCGTCTCGCAGTTCAAGGATGCGTTCGAAGCCGTGGCCGTCATAGACGCAAGCAACAACAAGAGCAGTCACGGTTTTTCCTTTACTTGATGCGAAGAGCCGCCACGCCATCCGCCAGCGTCATTTTCTGGAAGCATCGTATCGCCGACTGCGGGCACGCGTTCACCACGCTAATGCCCTGCTCTATCAGATACGGCACGTAGACCCTGAAGTGCTCTGCCCACGCGAGCCAGTTCGCCGTCCGCTTGATTGAGTGGGCGTCGGTGCCATCATTGCCGTTGTAGTCGAAACCAAACAGCACAATCTCCTTGGCGTGCTTGTGCAAGCAAATCTGCAACGCACCGAAGCCAGACGTGCCGCCGCCGAAAATCATGCCTGGATCATCCGACACATCCTGCCCAACAAGGCGCTTCAGGAACGTGGTGTTCTTGGATGGCGTCGTGCGGTCGAGTTGATCGTCGGTAACCGCCCAATAAATGCGGCTTGGAATGCTTGATAGCTTGTCGCGCCATTCAGTATAGCGGTCCATATCCAGACCGAAACAAGCATCAGCCCACGGTACGCTGAAGATCGCGCGCTTCACAGCAAGGACGTGCGCGCCTCGAAGTTGCTCCAGATCAAAGTCGATTAGAGAGGGGCCGCCGCCGATTATCGCAACCGGGGCATCGTCCCAAAACGGCTTGTTGATGCGACCATAGACCATACATCAATCCTTCAATGAAAACGGCGCGCAGCATATGTGCGCGCCGCTCCATTGTCGAGTTGGATTGACGCCGTCTTTACTTGGGTTCAACCTCGGGCGGCAAGCCAGCGTCGGGATGTCCTTTGTCAATCGCCTTGCCGTGCCACTCCGTGGTATTCGGCAAGCGCCAGAGAACAACCAAATTCTCCTTGAGATGCGGCGGGACAGGCGGTGCCGAGATGCCGGGAGGAAGCGGCAGACTGTTATCCGGGTTTCCCGGTGCCCACGGCAGGCTGTTGTCGGGGCGGGATGGATAACTGCCGGGAGGGCGGTTGCTTGGATGACCCGGCGCGCTTGGAAGTCCGTGATCGGGATGACCGGGATGGAATATCGGCTTGCCATAGCCGGGATCGACGCCGCCGCCGACACCGAAGCCGGGATCGACTGCACCGATTTCCTGCAAAACAAGACAGAGCGCCAGACGTGACATGTCCTTGGTTTCCTTCCTTGGTTGGAGCCGCACTATATAGGCCCCATACGTGACACTTGCTAGACGCTAGACCGCGACGCCGGTAACGGGATCGACGCCCCTGTTGTACTGGAGCCTGAACTGAGCAAGGACCGCGAAGATGCGGAGTTGGTTGATCAGATCGGGCGGATAAAGGACATTCACGCGGTTCGGGTCCTGTGCGTCCCTTTCGACAACGAGGTTGTTCTTGAACGCGGTCACGTTCTCGACGCGACCAAGGAATTCATCGGACGCGTACTGCGTGACCAGTTCTGCCTTGATGATCTTCGGCGTGACGATAGCCTGTCCAGCGCCAAACCTCGTCCCGTCATCCGCGAGCTTATGGCGCGGATACTTGGTCGTGATCGCATAGCGCTGCGAGCGGAACAACGCCGCCAAGGTCGCAAGCGTTGGAACCAATTCGTACGCGTCATCGCCTTGACCGTAGAGGTTCTTCTGGTAGGTCGTGCTCTCACGCTTGATTGCCGGAATGCCATCGGCGTTCGGCCCTTGCGTGGCGATGCCTACACCAGAGAAGTCATTGCACTGTTTCATGTCGAAGCGCTGATGCTTGGGAGCAGGCAGACAGCCCTCCAAGGTCAAGGTTTGCAGCGGTCGCGCCGGATCATTCAACAAGGCGCGTGCCGCCTTCGCTGCATAGGCCGCAGCGTATTGCCACGGCGGCGAGGGCGAATGCTTCTCGATGCCCATGACAGAGAGAACGCCGCTGTTGTTGGTTGGTCCATACTCAAGTAGATCGGTGTAGCCCCACTGGTCGGTGCCCATGCCACGCCTTGAAGCGAATACGTGCCCATAGAGTTGGCGCAACCAACCCCATCGGCCTTCGTCGCCGAAGCCGTATTCCTCTTCAAGCAAGGCAAGCGTAGTGCTGTCGTTGTAACCGCAGGCGACGTACTCGTAGATTTCGTCACCAAGGTTCAACAGCGCTTGCGTGATGTCCACAGTGCCGGTGCCTCCGGTCAATTTGTTGTCAACCGGAACGGTGACAGTAAGACCAACCGGGATTTGCTCCGCTGCAAGCGCGCCGCCGTACGCCATGCGAACGTCGATGTCGTTTCCTTCGACGCCCTTGAACTTGGCATCAAGCGCGACGGTCGCTGTCGTTGCGGTAGCCGTCACCGGCATCGACAAGTCGGCATTGATCGCGGCGGCAATGTTCGTTGCAGTCGTATCAATCGGCTCGCCAGCGGCGACAAATACTTGAACGCGACGCCCACCGATATAGACCGGAAGCGTTCCGGCGGAAGTCGCTGGCGCAGTGATCACGATGTCGCCTTTCGCCGCCACGCCTGCGGTCGCTTCCTTGATTGGAACGACCCAAAGCTCCTGCGCGAAATTGTTCTTTGTGAAGCTCTCAACCATCGTGTCGAGCATCGAGCCGTAACCAAACAATTGCCGCGCATCGGCCTGCGACGGCACCGGCACCGGCACGTCAGGAAGCGCAGTTCCGCTTGTGAGCATGGTTCCGATGATCAAGGAAGTGAGACGCGAGCGTGGATAGCCCGCCATCGACGGATCAACTTCAACCCAATAAAGCGGCATCCGCCAATTTTGCGGGATGCTGTTAAACGAGACGGGCATGGTCGCTCTCCTTCTTGGTCCGGGGTTGGTGCGGCCTATCAAGGTCCGCTGTCTGTTTCGATTGTGTACTCGGCTTCGATCTGCGGCGTTCCGCTGTCAACGTGCGCCTTGTCTGGATACTGCGTGGTTACGTGCACGGTCTTTAGATCGTCATCAATCGTCGGCTCGAAGCGGCTGGAGAACTCCATCACCATCTCGACGCGGATTTCGAACAAGGTTGTTTCACCAACCTTTGCATACTGCGAAACGCGATCCATCTCGGTTACGCCCTCAACAAGGTTCACGAACCTTGGATCGCACAACAGGATGTCATCGAGCAGGCTCATAGTCTCTTCAAGGTCTTGCAACTGATCCTGCTTGTCGGTCTGTACGTGCACCGCACCTGAGAAGCCAATCGTCAACGAGTGCTTGAAATGCGGTACGGTTTGATTGGCCTGCCCGTCCTGTAAGCGACGTTCGCGCAGAATGTGAATAGCAAGGACCGGAAGATCGCCCGGCTGTATCTGTAGCATCGGTGTCGATCTGTAAGTCCTGAACAGCGGACCAAGGCCGCCTTTCGCAAGCTCCATCGCCTTCGCGTGAATAATGCTGGCGTAGTTGCTCATGCGCGCTGTCTCATGTACGGATTGATTTCATCTGCCGGTTCTTTGAGACGCAGCATCAAGGAGCCGCCGCCCTGCCCGTCCTCGTCCAGATCACCAATCCAAAACTGTTTTCCACATGCCGGGTGGCGCGTATCGGTGATGGTGACGAAGTCGCCCTCCTGCGGGTACGCGGCGAAATCAGCAAGGTTGACATCCAACTTCGTTTGCTGATCGGAGAATATCGCCTCGTTCTGCATGATCACATCGAGCTTCGTTGACGAGTAGACGCCGTTTGTCTTGAACGGCAGCACGCCCGGTTGGCTCACGGTCGGCGTATAGACAACCGCGATCTGGAAGATGTCTCCCGCTGGTCTGAGAACCAAGGCTTCGAAGTCGATCATGGCAGTCCCTTGAACAGCGCCGCTCTTACTGCGGCGTCTTTGGCTTCAAGCAACTTGCGCAGTGCCACCGTACGCTCTGGATTTTTCGGCAACTCGACAACAATCAAACTCGCGAGCTTGTGGAAAGGCGCGCTCACCATTTGCAGACCGGCTGGCAGATGCGTGTAGTTGAAAAACTGCATGATTGTTTCGG